TCTACAGAAGATATGTTCTGGTTAGCTGTGGCTTGCTGTTCTCGTTCTGTTAGTGTCTTTTCGACAAGGCTCTTTAAATCATTTTCACTGACTGCAAGGTTGGTATGTCCCTCAGTAACTGTGCCACCTGTGTTATCGTTATTGGACTCTAGAGGTTTATCGGTAGTGGGGGCCGATGCCTTTCCCTCTAGTTGTTGTAAGAGCTTGGCAGCATAGTCCTGTTTGCCTAGATCATCTCGCATCTGAGAGAGCTGATCTTCAAGGTTCTTAATGTAAGCATCAGCTTCCATCTTCCCCTTAGCTAGAACTTCTGGGTCTTTCCAATTCTCACCACGTGTCTCTACGAGCTTCTGCAAGTAAGATGCCTGTGGTTGGGTTTCTTGTTGCGTAGTCTCTGTTGTCTGCGTTTCCTGTGGTTGGGATTCTGCAGACTGTGCTTCATCAAAGATTGACATTATTGTTTTCGATCCTTACGGTTGAGGTCTATAAGATTTAAGATGTCATCAAGAGCAGCATTGTACTCATTGACAGCTATTTGTTTTTCAGCCCATCCGGGGCCGTAGTCTCGAACAGCATGTTTTCTTTGTAGTGTCTGTTCGATAACATCTGTGAGGTCTTCAAAGGCGTTGCGATAGTTCATCACTTCTTTGATGCGTTTGTCCTTAGCATCACCTCTGAATCCCTTGATCCATATTGAGTGCATTAAATACCCATCTCTCCGGCTTCCATCAGGCGTTCTTCGTTAGCAGCTTGCATGTCCTGTACTTTAGACTGCGTTTCCATCTGCTCTGTTACGGAGATGTTATCTGCGAAGAGTGTAGGTTCACCAAGTTCATATGCAATGATACGAGCTAGTTCCTTACCTGACAGGTGTGGTGCTACAGTAGGATCTTGAGCCTTAACTGCAGCCATCTGAATTAAGTTCTGTACCCTACGAGCACGTTCAGCGAAGTGTCTAGCACCTACTGGTACGATCATACCGCTGGATGTAATGTCCTCACGAGTAATGTCCATGAACTTAGTGAAGCCTCTAGCATCGTCTAAGATACGGATAGTGTCAGAACGGTTCATGTAACGACGAGCCATCTCAAGCATACTATTCAAGATAGGCTCTAGGAAGGTACGTTCAAAGTGTGCAGCCTTGTGTTCAAAGATACGAGAGGCTGAGTTCTGTAGTGTCTGGACTTCGAAGGCAGTCTTCTCACCGGGGGTACGGATACCCATAGCTTGACGAGGAGCACCTGCCATCTCTTCCATCTTGTTCTCTAGGACTTGGATCTGCATGTCAGCATTGAGTGCTGTAGCATCAGGAGCCATGTAACCTACATCACCCTCTTCACCAAGGTAGATACGAGCACCGGGTTCGAAGTCGAAGTCTTCTACATCACCCTTGACCTTAAGGATTGGGTAAGCAATCTGGTCAAACACATCAGCCTTGAGGTTCTCTAGGTGGTCAATGCGGTACTGCATACCTACAAGATTGTCTAGTGGCCCCATTGCGTAGAGGTTATCAGGACGGTTTCTCCATCCGCTGTGGAATATAGGAGACTTACCTAACCATGAAGGGTTCTCTTGGTTGTCAATAACGTAGGCACGATCAACAATAGTAATGATACGGTCAGACATGAACTCATTAGAGCTTTGATCGTAGATGTCACCATAGAAGGTGAGGATCTCTACATAGTCTGATTCGTAGTACTGTTGGATATTAGAGAACCCATCAGCTGTAAAACCATCACCCTTATCAATGTGTCCCTCAGAGGATCGGACTGCCTTACGAGCATCCATCATCTTATCTAGGACTTCCTTCAAGTAATCATTAGAAGGATCAGCATCTATCATACGTTTGATCTCACCAAGGGACTTGATGCTACGAATGATCTTAGGGGAGTTCTCAAAGGAGGTTGCTGTAGGATTAAAACAAATGTCGTAGGGAGATACTCGTGTTAGTCGTGGGCCTGTGTACTTCTGAATGAACTCACCAGACTCTTTATTAACGAACCCGTCTTCCCACTCTACCATAGCGAAACAGTTACCATACAGAATCCAGTCCTGTACAATGTTAGAGACTGTATTAACAAAACCAGACTGGTTAACTTTATTCTCCATGTAGGCTTGGATCACATCACGTTTCTCACGCTTGGCTGAGTCCCGTGTACTAGCTTCCCAGCGCATCCACTTCTGTTGAGGGAACAAGGTAGCGAAGTAGTTAGCATGTAAGTTGTCAGAAATCTGTGTGATCTTAGGAGTAGTAGTTGTGTTAGACCAAGGTAGGATTGCATTAGCTGTTGTAGTTGTATCTGTAGCATATACGTAGTTACGAAGTTGTTTGGTGCTCTCGACCCAAGGACTACGAAGTGAATGCCACAGACGCCACTTATCTGCAATCTCTACAGCAAGTTGATCTGGATTAATCAAGTGTTCAATATCAATGGTGTCCATTATCTACTCCCTGCTCTGAAACGACTATTCGCCCAGACAATATTGCTTTCTCGCTTCCTGTTAAGGTTGCGTGTCGGACGTACAGCCATATCAACTGCAGATGCTAAGGCATCAATTACGTCATCATGTGGTGGATTACGTGTTGATAGCTCGTCTTCCAAGTACTGAGTGTTACCACCCCGGTAGTGCCACATCTGTAAGTTGTCATACCTAGGCTCTAAAACAGAAGCTATACGTTCCTGTTTGTTACCTTGGCTCTTGTTAGGTCTGAACTCCTCAATGCTTAGAGCAAGTCCATGTTCCTTGATTAGTTCTTTTAACTGTTTAACGATAGCCATCTGAGCTACAGTAACCTCAGCCCTTAGCTTCCTGAAGGACCACTTAGTGTGCATGTCAAAGATGTGATCGAAGTATTCAGTAATACGGTCAGTCTTGAACCTGTCGATGTCTAGGACATATACATTGTTGTCAGCATCTACCCCTACAAGAACCAGTGCTGTGTAGTCAGCCTTAGATCTTAAACTAAAAGCAAAGTCAATAGCAGCAAAGAGGTTTAGTTTACTATCTTTGTAGTACCAGAAACCATTATCTAACTTCAGGTGCTTCCTGTCGAAGTACTGAATCTTATCTCTACCTACAGGCACGTTGTCTGGGTCACTAGGATCGTTGTAGTACTGAGCCTTGAACTGGCCCTTGTCTAGATACTTACCACGTTTCTTAGCTAAGGTCTGTATGTCGAACCCGAACCACTTACCATCTTTACGTTGCTGTCGAGGCCAGAGGAACTCACCAGTACCATCACCTAGGTTCTCTACTGGCTTCTCCATTATCTCATAGATGTTGTCTTCACCAGTCTGCTCACCCTTGCTATCATAGAGAACTTCTTTCATCTCCATCAGATCGTTGTACAAGTCCTTACTGTGGTATCTAGTACCTACTACCCACTCCTGTGCATCAGCACCTTCGATGGATGATAGTAGTGAGTACTGACTAGCAACCTTGTTTCTACCCTCAGAGGTTAGAGCATTCTCAGCTACAACAACGTCATCAAGTACAGCAATGTCACAGTGTAGACCAGTCAAGGATGTAGTAAGACCACCAGTGAATACACTAGGATCACGTACATTCTCTTTCTTACGGAGGGGGTGGTCTAAGCTAATCTCTGAGTTAGTCCACCGGGTACGTTTACCTTCCTCTTGGTGGAGGTGCTCAGGCCAGTAACGTCTAAAGATCTCTGAAGTAAAGATACCCTTAATGAAAGTAAGTTGCTTCTCAGCTAAGTTAGCAGTAGCAGATATGTAGAGGACACGTAGGGTAGGGTTCTTAGTTAGTTCCCATGCTACACGATATGCTACAAGTCTAGACTTACCGTGATCTCGTGGGAACAAGAGAAGTTGAAAGTCTTTAGCATCTTCCCTTGTCCACCATTCGATTACTTCCTTATGGCAATCCCCTAAGACCTGTTGTGGTGCGACTAGCTGTATGAAGAACTCTAGGTCATTCTCAGCTGCAAGTCGTATCTGGTCTAGTGTATCTTTAGTTGCCATAATGTTTCCTTGCGGTTAAGGTTTTACAGGCCAGTCATCGTCTGCTAGGTTAGGCCATGCGTCTGAGTCTGTGATGCCTCGTAGCTCTTGACGGTAGGTAGCCCATGCAGTCTTTGCTTCGTTACTGAGAGGACTGTCATTCATCTGGGTCCAGTCTGACTGATCCAACAAGACATTACGCTTTACACGCATCTCATTAGCCTTAGCAGCTGTAGCATCTGCAATCTGTTCTGCTGTTAAGGCAACGACAGTCTTGGTTAGAACCCATGAACCATCTACCAGCTCAGGCACACTGCTGTGTTGTAGTCGGTGCGTCAGTGGGTCGTATTCTGGTGCAGCCTGATAGCCAACAGGATACATTCCGTATTGAGCCATCGTTGCAGTTGGCACTGTCTTCGTGAAGCTGGTCTTTGGATTGTCACGGCGTAGGTCACCCACTGTGTATGGGTATTGTTCTACTGAACCGCTTGTGATTTTGACGAACATTGTAAGTCTCCTGTTTGCTCGTTGTGATTATTCTTAGACACCAAGGGAGTAGGTGTGAACACGGTCACTCGTTTGCCCAACCACAAACATTTGAGTCCCATCGCCCTTGAAAAACAAACCAATTGGTACAGTCTCGTTAAGGCCAACATAAAAACTTTGATTAAACAAAGCTGTAGAAATATCCCACGCTGCGCTCAGATCGTATTCAGTGACACCGTCACTGCCATACCCAAGCACAAACATTTTCGTACCATCATCCTTAAAGAACAAGCCAGATGGACTGGTTTCTTGAAGGCCGACGCTAAAGTTTTGCAAATAGGAAGCTGTTGAAATATCCCAAGCTGTGCTTAAATCGTATTCGTTGACAGTGTCTCCAGCAAGACCGATTACATACATTTTAGAACCATCACCTTTGAAAAACAAACCAAACGGCGCTGTATCTTCCGGTTGTACACTAAAAGATTGGCTGTAAACCGCCGTCGATATATTCCACGTTGTGCTTAGGTTGTATTCGTGAACCCTATCCTGAAGACTTCCACAGATATACATTTTAGTTCCGTCTGGCTTGAAAAATAAACTATTAGGTATTCCCTCTTGACTAGCTACACTAAAGTTTTGAACATATGTTGCAGTTGATGTATCCCAAGCTGTGCTTAAATCATATCTATTTACATCATCACCTTCTGACCCAATGACATACATTCTCGTGCCATCATCTTTGAAGAACACATCCCGTGGATATATCTCCTGCGCAGCTACAGAGAACCCACCCATTGAGTATTGATAGACAGTAGCTAGGGAGGTAGTGCCAGCAACATACATATACCCACCGTTGGCATCAATAAACAAACCTCTTGGGTTAGTGTCTTGCCCACTTACACTAAATGTTGTAGATTGAGTTCTGGTTGATATATCCCATGCTGTGCTTAGATCGTATTCAGTAACAGCGTCTCCAGTGTTTCCAAGCACAAACATTTTAGTACCATCAGGCTTAAACGATACTCCCTGTGGCGCTGTTCCCACATACAAGGACTGCAAAACAGATAAGGTGGAAACATCCCAAGCAGTGCTTAGATCGTATTCGTAAACACGATTTGCGGCTGAATCTGCCGTGTACATTTTTAGGCCATCGTCCCTAAAAAACAAACCATCAGGCCTATTTGTTACAGAAAAGGCTTGCGAATAACTTGCTGTGGAAACGTCCCATGCCGTGCTTAGATCGTATTCATTTACTTTATTACTATCGTCACCAGATATATACATCTTAGTTCCGTCAGCCTTAAAGAACACAGCAAGAGGTGCAGTCTCCTGAGCGGAAACGCTAAAGTTTTGAACATATGTTGCAGTCGAAACTCGAAAGGGGGTGCTTAGGGTGTATTGATTGACGTCATCCCCAGTAATCCCCACAACATACATTTTTGTTCCGTCTGTGCTTACGGCAATGCCCCGAGGGCCGGTTTCCTGATTATTGACACGAAAATTATCGGCGTATGTAGCAGTAGATAAATCCCAAGCATTAGGATCATCATAATAAGCATAGGACAAATCCCAAGCACCAACGTCACCGCCAACACCAGCGGCAGCTTGCAGCATTTTCTTTTTAGTAGCCATATCTATAGCTCCTTATGCTGGTGTTGCGATTGCTTGACCTGCCGTAAAGCCATACCAAGTAGTCCCACCGTCACGGGTGGAGAATACAAATACATCCACAGCAGAAGCATCAGCCGTCAGCGTTGGTGCTGTAGCAGCGGGGAAGTCTACAGACGAAGGCCATGTGACTGTGTAGCCACTAGCTGAGGCATCTTGGATGATCTCGACAGACATCGTGTAGGCTGTGCCGCTTGCAGGGGGATTGCTGAACGTGAACGTAGTGTTCTCTGTGAGTGTGTGGCTGAACGTGTTGCCTGTCTCACAGTTGACTGTGGTAGCTGCACCTGAGGAGGTGACTGCTACATATGTCTCGTTGTAAGAGGTAGCCTTAAGTTCAGCTGCGAGGGTAACGTCACCGTTAGCATCTGCAGTAACTGCCTTACTAGCCTCAGATGTACCCAAGGTAGTAATGTCTGTGTAGTTGATC